ATGTTAGGATCAAGGTGTATGGAGATGACAATAAGGTTGTTGTCTCCCAATTCTGCACGTGGTTTAATGCGGGTGAGGTTGGGCGAATCTTAGCACACTATGATATTAAGTACACGGATGCTGATAAGAAAGAGGGCAATTGTGTTCTTAAGGAGCATAAGGAGCTTAGTTTTTTGAAGCTTAAGAGCAAGATTAATGATAGATGCACTTCTAACAAATTTGTGCCATATTCCAGCGGCAAAGATCTGTATAGATGCCTTATGTATGGCAGTAAAGCCCTTGGGAGAGATCTAGCCGCCATTGGCAATGGAAATGATGTGCTTAAGAGAGTTTGGTGTGCAGGTGAAAAGGAGTTCAAGACCAAGAGGGATTTCATAGCCAGAGTGTGGCGAAAGCAAGGTTATCCAGTTATGCCCATTAGTAGCTCAGAATTGCGGCTACAATGGGATGCTGGTCTCATATCTGATTGGCAGCAGGGCGGGCATGAATTTGATCTTGGACATTTTGTAGCACAGATGGACATGCCCCAAATGAATGCTTCGCAATCTGTGTCTGATACTAAGGTTGCATCCGTGATCACAGAGACAGGTGAAACATGTAGCTATTATAATGGCATTGTTGTTTCTGTTACACAGTGCATTAAGCGCTTTGGGTTGATGGGTGGCCTAACTGATGTTGCGACCACCACCATACCCATTGCCCAATGTTTTTATGGGCCAGATAAGACTAAATTGCCAAGTCACTTGGCTTATTGGTCGAGATTATATTCTCGTTACAGTGGAGCTATCAAGGTCAAAGTTTTTGGGCTGCAACAAAATGGTGGCTATGGACTGACAGTCACACGTACACCTGGCTCACCAAATCCGTTAGTGTCGGATATGGATGGGTTTTTTGCCGGGGTGCAAGTTTTGGATTTTAATATGCTCGAGGCTATTATACCCGATGCTAGCCCCTATAGGGTTATGCTGGTGCCACAAACATTTGACGAGAGGGATCAAGATCAGTGTAACTGGGGCTATTTGAATTTTAGGTCCACAGGAGACTGGACGAATATGCGCGTTATGGTTGCGGCTGCAGATAACATGAGATTCGCTTGTTTGAGTAGTGTGCCGAGGATTATGGTTGTGGGTAGTAGGTTTCCACACACGGGGGCCACGCCAGTGGATATCTTCGTGCAAACACATTTCACACATATCTCTGGCACAGACAGACTTATCTTCAGTTTTGAGCAATTGAAATTATTTCCGGATATCACCGGATCTGCTGATGATAATGTTCTGGGTGGTGCTATTACCGACATGACTATAAACACCAGCTTGTTAACAAGAGTGCAGATTGCCGCATTTATGGATACAGCGGTTGATGCAACTCTTAATTGGGTTGATGGGACTTATGAGGCTGGTGCTGACATGAGTGAGATGCAATGGGTGCCGCAACAAACCACTTTTACGAAAGGTGGGCGCACTTTTGATACATTTTCGCAGATTAATCTCACGGCAACTGGCGATGTTAATATTGTTAATGATCCTGATGGGCAACCCTATAGGGTGTGCGAAACATGGGTTGAGGATGGCACGGATGTTAATAATGCGGATTATAGGCGTCTGATGTTGTTGCCCACTGGGATTACCTTTGTGCCCAAACCCACTTTCACTTTGTCAGTTGAGATGCCATTTACTGATTTCTACGACGGTGTTGAGCCCTTTTATGCTTTTGACATTAAGGGCCATCGAGCTTTCCCACCACTCAGTGCTGTTGAAACAAAGAGAGTGGAACAAGAGAGTAAGAAGCCCATAGTGAGGGTCAAAATGAGGGCCCAAATGGATGCTGGAGTCAAGGTTGGCAAAGGTGACGTTGCTGAGGGTGACAAAACAGCGTCAGTTATTTTAACGAATAAAGTTGACGTTAAGCCGGAGACCAAGCAGATGTTGGCAGGGCCGTGTCGCACAGTGTGTGTGCGCTCCCCAGATTTTAAGGATATGGCAGCCAAGCCAGTACTGGTGGCCACGGTTAGTTGGAGCACAGGGCATGAGGAGGATACCGAGTTGTTTAATGGTGCGAACCCTTGGAGTTTTATCAAGGGTAAACTTAGTGCTCAGAGCTTCAATAGTTTTGTGTATTACCGTGGCAATTTGAAATTGTCATTCCAGTTGGTTAGTTCGCCGTATTTCTGTGGGCAACTGTTGGCATATTATGTGCC